TTTAGCATGATTAATCTCCGTCACCTGGCGTGATGTAAATGGTTGCTGTACCCGTAGTTGCATTTGCCGTGAAATAGGCATTGGGTGCAAACGTGATAATTTCATCCGTACCAGGCAACAAAGGCAAGCAGTTGCTTTGAGTTGTGACGGGCACAACACCACCTGCCGATGCCAACGCAGATGTTTGACCAAACCCAAGAATAACGGTCACAGTGCCGCTATTGATGATTCGATACTGGTTGCTACCCAACGTGGTAGAAGTTACTTGAACGGGCGCAGGAGCTGTTGTAGTGGCTGAGATAACCACTGTGTTTCCGCTAGGGGCAAAAGGTGCGCTTACACTCATGGCAACGTCCCCAAAAAAGCTGTTATTTGTTCCGCAGTCATTGCTGTGCCTTCGGCGTTTTGCAGTTCTACGCCTTTGGCTAAATCAGCTTTGAAAACTTGGTAGTCTGTGTTGTCTAAAGCAAATGGAATAAATACGCCATCACTGCGTTTTACAGACTGTCCAAGAGTTTGAAGTTGATATGTAAATTCCATTTTATAACTCCGCAGTTAACAAAATAAAGTTTCCGCCATTAGCGGTTTGATTATTTCGCGCAGTAACAACTGCGTTTGCCGCGCCGCCAGTAAATCCATTTACTTGCGTCCAAAAAGATGTGCCGCCGTAGTTAGATGTGTTGGCCATAAAATTTGCCAAACTAGGAGAAGCCGCAGCTAAATCAGACGCTTGAAATCTAAATGAAGCAGTTACTCCACTGAAAATAGCACCAGATGGGGAAGCTCGCATAGGCACAACACATTTTTCCGTTATTTGAATTGTCGTAGTTGTATTGCCGTCAAAAGACCCGCTTGCACCAGAGCCAGCATATTGGCAATACCTTTGACATAACATCAACTCAGTACCATACGGGCGGTAGTCAAACGATGTGGCTGTGCTGCCTTTTTCTAGTTGTACGCCTGTGATGGAAATAGTGCCAGACGTAAAAGCTCCAAAGTTATTTGGAGAAAATAACAATTTCAAGCCGTTTAAAGCACCAGAAGGAAGCCCTGTAACTGTTGCAGTAAAAACTGTGGCGGTTGAAGTTGTGCTCCACGTTCCAGATGAAATGACCGTTGTTGAACTAAAATTATCTTGTGAATTTGCATAAGAAAGTTGCCACGCCACGGTTTGAGCTGATGAAGTTGCAATGTTTGCTTGAATTGTTACTGTTTGTCCAGATAAGTCACTACAGTTATACGATTCAATGCGTTGCTCAATCCCAGTAAAAGTGTTTCCAGAAACGCCAGTAATTTGAAGTGCGTTTTTATATCCTGTAGGGCCAGATACTTGAGCAATAGAGGCAACTGTTGTTCCGCTTGTTTCAAGAAGCCATCTATCTAAAGTATATGTTTGATTTGCTGGATTCGAAAAACTTGTGCCACGTTGCGAAATCATCATCGCACCATTGATGATGCGGTTCTTGAAACCAAACGTTGTGTTGTCCGTAAAGTTAGGGGCAACAACAGGAGCGTTTAATGTTGTGTTTGTGAACGTTACGTTGGCAAACGATGTTGTGGTATTGCCTAAATAAACAGTTGTATTTCCAAGAGTAATACCCGTGGCAAAGTTTGTATCCAACTGATTAAGTGGGATAGATGTTGTTGCATTAGCAAAAATATACGGTACACCAGACATTTAGAACCTCACTCTCAATTCGTGTTCAAACTCAAACGTGTTGATGACAAACGCAGGATTGCTTGATGTCATTGTCAACCCCAAATACTTGCCATATTGTTGTGCGTCAGACTTGTACAAGTAATATCCAGTTTCAAACAACCAATTGATGGTTGCACCAGAATTATTTGTCCAAATCACGGCTTGACCAGAGTTGTTGTACCAAGTTACAGACCCGTTTGATAAGGTGTATGTTGGACTAGAACCACTCTCGCTGTCAACGGTAATGTTGAACGTACCTGCCGATACCAACGTTGCTTCTACAGCAAATTTTAAGGCTTGTTTGGTGCGAATAGGGTCGCCCATATCCTGCAAAGCCGTTTGAATGTAGCTGTTGATGTTGCTGGACGTATTTGAGTACAACTGATTCAACTGGCGGCTTGTATCTGTGCCGTACAAATTGATTTTTCCTGACACTGGCGCAGATGTGACGTACTGAATCGGTTGCACCTGGCTTGTGATAAACCATTTCTTTTCAAAAAACACCGCTTGGATGTAACGTGAGCCGCCAAACCCATAAGGACACGACGGACTGACGTAAAAGTTAAACACCGCACACAAAATGTTGTTGAGCAGCGTCTGACCCGCTGTAATTGGCTTTGTAAAGTCAATGTAAGGGAAAATACCGTCTAGGGGGTCTGATATTTTGGTGGTTGTAGACCCGACAAGGGCGTACACCCCGTAATCGTTCATAAAAAGCACAGAACGGAAGTACGGGAAGATGGCGTAAATGCGTTTAGAACCGATAGAAGCAGAAACGTTGGTGTTGGTGAACACCGTGCTGCCCGTGGAAGTCACTTGCAGGTTAGAGAAAACGTTGATGCTATCGTCGCCAAAGATGTACAAGAAGTTGTTAGCCGACAGCAGGGCTTGAATGTTGCCGTGCAGCGTTGAGTCTGACAAATTGAACGCCACAGCAGACACAGAGCTAAAGTCAGTGGGGGAAACAGCGCTAGAAGCGTAAACAGTACGCCCAGCAGCCACCCAAACACGCCCTGAAAAGGTTGCAACGTCCACAATTCCGTTGGTGTTAACCACCGCTGTAGCGGTTGCATTAGCCGTTACGTTGCCAGAATAGCCGTTTGCAAAGCTCACAGTAGGCACTGACGTATAGCCAGAGCCAGGATTGTTCATAATGACCTGCGTAACAGCGTTTCCAGACACGATTGCCGTGGCGTTTGCCCCAGAACCGCCACCACCAGAGAAAGTCACATAAAACGTGCCGTTTGCACCATATCCAAACCCGCCGTTAGTCACTTGCACCGCCACTGTGCCCGTTTTGAACGTGGTCAACTGAGCAATAGCGGCTGCACCCGTGCCACCACCGCCCGTGATGGTCACTGTAGGTTGAGATGTGTATCCACTACCCGTGTTTGTCAGGCTAATTGCCGTGACAACGTTGGATGTGATGGTCGCCACAGCCGTTGCCTGAACGCCGTTGGTCTGATTAGGCGCTGAAATCTTGACGCTGGGGGCAGATGAGTACCCAGAGCCTGGGTTTGTGATGCCGATGACCGCTACAGAGCCAATAGACACCAAATTACCGCCATCCCACTCATAAAGACCGTTTAAAGGGTCTCCAATGAACATATTGGTGTTTTGATATTGCGCTGCACTGACACCAGATGCAGAAAACGTGCCAGCAGTGGCAACGTTCCCAAAAGCCTTGGTATTCAGGTCAAAATATTCCATCCGACCATCGGCTTCAGAGGCAACAATGTAGTCATCCTGAATATTTACGGATGTCAGGTAACTTACGGTGTTAGAAAAGACTACCGTTGCGTTAGCAGAATTACTGACAAAAGACGATTGCGGCGTGATACGCAAGTTGCCAGAGCCAATAGGCATGGCATTTTCTAGCCAGTAGAACTCATCTTTTTCAATAGCCGTGCGGTTGGCTTTGGTATCAATTCCCCTGAATTGTTTGATGACCGCATAGCTTTTCTTTTGCTCTGCTGATGCCATTCTTAACCTCCACTGCTATAGGGGTTAGGAATACGTCGTGTATACGTTGAATTCAGGATGTTGAGAACGTGCTTGTTGTACTCTTGCTTAAAAATCTCTGCTTCACCGTAGGATTGCTCGTAAAACTTGGCTTTGTAAGCAGCGTAATACTGCACAGCCGTGCTGTACGGGTCAAGAATTGAATCAGTAGCGGTAGGCGTACTCAAAGACAATGGAGAAGGCAAAATCACCGTATCCAGCTCAATGTAATACGATTGGTCGGGCACAGGCGCAATGTAGAACTGCTGTTGACCGTACACAGAAAAACAAATAGGGCGACCAACGTAGTTTTGCCAGTAACGCAACTGAGCCGTGAAGTCTGACCAGGGCAAATAACGCATAGGAATGCGACTGTTGCCCCAGTACAAATTGATACCCAAGATGTCTATGGTTTGAATCCCGTCAGGCAATGACGCAAACGGGATAATCTCAGCGTTTTGGACGTATTGCAGGGTAGCAGTACCGTCTGCAAAAGACGTTGTAGGCGGGAAAATGTTTGTACCCGTGGGATATGCTGGCGCTGTGCTGCCAGATGTGCCTGATGTTTGGTACTGATAAATATAGATGTTGCTGAACACATACTGACCCGCAGTTACAGCCGTGTTAGCTGTCCAAGTGGATGCAGGAGTTGTGTTGTTGTTTGTACCCAGATATGGGTTGGAAGATGCAATGGGAGTTTGGGTATTTTGAATTGTTCTTAGGCAACCCGTGTCCCTTACAAGGCGCTCTCTAGCCTCGTTGATGTAATTTGTTAGCTGACTTTGCGACCAAAAGACATTGTTTGAGTCATGCAACAAATTTTCGACTTGATAGAGGTAGTCATTGAGCGCTGGCATGAAGCATCCATTGTTATGCTACCCGTTTTTGATGGAACTTTCCCCCAGCGGATTTTTCAATCCGCAGGGGTACTACGCCAACAGCCGAGGGTAACGAGCTGTCTTGTTGAGGCTTCTCAGTTGTTATTACAAACTGGTCCAGCTTTTTCAAACTTTCTTCAAGCTCCGCATGAGTGTTAATCCACCCATGCCGAACCAAAATATGTTCTCTGTCTTGTAGTTTGTAACCAAACAATTTGACAGCCCCGTCCAGAGGAATCTCAACGGGAACGTTCTTTTTGAATTCGTAGACAACACCGTCATAACCGATGGTTAATTCGGTGTTGCCACGATTGGTTACAAATACGTTTTCCATCAGAAAGACACAACGTCGCCGTAAACTTGGAAGTTTACCGTGTTGCTGTTGCTAGAGCCAGTATGCACGTTGACATACAAAGCCTGAGTAACAGAACCAGAGACTGTCGTGTTAGACAGATATGGTTGAGCAATAGTCAAATCTTGGTAACGACCAACAGCCGTAATGTTCGACAAAATAACGGGAGAAACAACTGCGTTAGACAGGTTTCCATCATTACTTGTTGTAATCGAAACGTTAGCGGCAGAAACGTTACCAGTAGGAGCGTTGACTGTGACTCTGCGAAGAATCACAGCGCCCGAACCAGTAAGGTTTCCACTGTTAGTTAGCCCACCATTAAGGATGGGCACTGTCACCACTGCGTTAGCAACGGCAGACAAGTTCGCCAAAGGACCTTGACCAATACGACCACTCCCAAATGAATCAAGATATAGCTGTGCTACTGAATCGGGATTAGCCATTATTGCTCCTTAAGATGCGTTGTAAGTGCCAGAAACGTTCTGTCCACCGTCAACTGTCAAAACTTGAACAGTTGTGTTGGAGCTTGCAGCGTTTGCAAACACGTTCACGCCGTCAGACACAATCACGCCGCCAGTGTTATTTGCCAACAATGGACCAACAGATGTGATGTTGCCAGTGGTGGAGTTAACGCCAGAAGTCATGTTGATGGTGACGTTCGCGGTTGGGGGGAACAAGTACAAACCAGCGGGAACAACGTTACCGACGGTTGTAACTGTCAAGTTAGCAAACTGGAAATACGCACCAGGCGTGTTTGCGTTTGCATTTGCAAGGATGATTTTGTTCAGTGCTAATGACATGATTTTTTCTCCTTACAGTGACAAGTAGTTGTAGTTGTTAATCTTAGACATTGACTTGGGCTTCACAGACACCAATTCAGCAATCATAAGAACAGCACCCACATAACCAATTTGCCAGTTGGGAAGTGTTGATTCAAATCCAGTAAACACAAACGAGCCTTGTTCGTGGATGTACAACGACAAGTAGTTAGTGTTCAGGAAGTACACAGTACCTTCTGGGCAGTATGGGTCTGGATAGATTGGCACACCAGCGACCATCAAAGCACGGAAAGCGGCTTGAGGACCATTGTTGTCACCGTCAAAGCCAGAGCCTGGGGTGATAACGTATTGCTCTTGACCAACAAAGTCTTGAGCCAACAAAGTCCAAGTACCGAAACCGCACACGCCAAACGATGGCATTTCAGCGCCACGCTTAACAGTACCAGAGATGTACTGGAGAATGTTTTGACGAGTTGGGTTAACGTTACCAGCGTTATACACCTTGGATTGCCACCAAGAGTATGTATTACGGTTGATGTTACCGTAAGTGGTTTGGTAAGTTGC